TGAAACCCCAAACCCCAAACCTCAAATTCGATCACAGAAATTCGACAATAGCTTCTGTCAGGGACGGAACTAATACACTCTGTGCTCTAGCTTACTATCTGTTCATAACACATACAGACCGAGCTAGGCAACTACAAGAATCAATCTTTGACCAATAGTCTTGGTTGGATAAAGTCGTGGCTCGTGGCTTTAACAAAACTATGACTAATAAGTCAATAGAATTCTTCAGAAACTTGGTCAATGCTCATAACTTTAGACCGAATGTTAATAACAATCTAAAAAGTATGGAGAATGCTATATGCTGCACAAATAAAGAGAATTTAACGGATGATGCAATGATCAAAAGCATTGAACATAGGCTTCAATTCTTAACTGGAATTTGCCAAGATGTTAGGGAATACGAATCATGTTTTCCAGATAGAGGGATGATGTTTGTATCAGAGAAGATACCATGGAGACCTTCACTCGGAAATGAATATAGGACGATCCAATATGAAGAAAACGTCATTGAATACGAAATACCAGTGAAGATGACCAAAATAAAAGAAAAATTTCAACAAAATCGTGAATGGTCACTAATTTATGCTCAAACTCTTAAGAGATTTTTCACAAAGGAATGCGGACACGTAGGGATTGAAATTAGAAAAGATTTTTCGACGGGTTCGCATGGCCATAAAATTAGTGGGTTCCATTACTTTAAATTTCACCAATTTGACAATGAGAGACAGACTTGGAAACAATTATATGATGAAAATGATCTCCATAGCATATTGCCAGAACAAATTAAGAACTCAAAATATACCCAATTCTTATCAAGTGAAATAGCTCACATCAAAAGCATGGTTTATCCAACAACAATAATTAGAGCTATCGCAGGCAAAATGGATGACTGCTCTAAAGCGAAAGTTATCTATACCAAAAAAGGTGAAAATGAATTTCCAATTCTTATGCATATGGTTACCGCTAATTCAAACGAATCGATGAACGCTTTAATAAACGAAAACCCATCCCCTATCTTCAGGCAGATTGATTTCACTAATGTTGAACCGAAAGATTACCTTTACGGCCATCCAACGCTTGATTCTATCCGCACATTAACTCAATTTTATGCTGTAAGAGAAGCCCTCAAATATCGCTATATTATAAATCTTGGAGGCCAGCTGCCCCAACTAAACTCAAGGTTTAATCTTTCCAATGAATTGTGGACAAAAATACTTGCTGAAACCACTATTTACAATTTTGAGACCATTGGCCCACACTCCAAGAAGAACTACGTTGAAGCAAATACACCGATATTTATACACAAGCGGAGCGGTGCGAAATTCCTTGTTGAAATAGCTGAAGATCATAAGCATATACGCACCTGCTATAATATATACCCTTTGACTAAATCTCATGGCCACTTACAATGCGATGGCCTCAAGCCAATAACCCAGCATGTTAAAGCCTTTGCCGAAGATGTGTTGGTCATTGAACAATTAAATGATAAAAACAACCAAATTTCCATACCGTTAAATCAAGACACTTGCCTATTGGCCCTAGATAGCATTCCATATTATCAACAACTCGCTAGGTGGGTCATATGTGTTGCCAACTGCCGCCAAAAACAATAGCCACTGTTTATGCAGTACAACCAATATGACAAAGACCTCCTCAATAAAGATGAAGTAACATTATTCGAATTATCCAATCCACTGAATGGCAATTTAACCACCAATTTCGAAGCACGCTTAAAAATTACACATCCTCGAGGTGACGGTGCTCTGCCAATACTCGAAACAACTCTTAGAGATGGCCCGTCAGAAACAAAAATCGCTTACAGACATTCAGTTAATTTATACCCAATGTCACAACAGCTAACTTAGCGTGAAGCCTGCGGTATTACCCCAAAAGAACTTGCTAGGATGTGCTACAATGTTGGTATTGTCAATAGTAATTATTTCGACTTAGAACTTGTCCAATTGACAACTGACAATGACTCAAAGACCCCAGTATATGTTGACGTTATACAGAACGATGAAGCAAAAACAAGAATTTTCCGCTCAAAAGCTGTGAGCGCAAACTTAACGTCATGTGAAACGTCAAGTAGCAGTATTAGCAACCAGTCAATCTGCACCCGTGACGTAATAACCGCAAATGGAGCAAAACCTGACGAATGGTTAGCTTTTAAACACCAAGGTAAAGCAGTTTGCTTATCTGAAGGAGCAAAGCAAGTCAACAAGGCTAAATTATGTGGACATACTCTATCTGTTCAAACTAAAAAGAAAACAGGTATCGGCATGGTAAGGATGCTTTATGAAGAGACTCTCAAAATATTTATACGACAAAAACAATTAGTCCCGTGCATCATTAATGCTAAATTAGAGAAGAAATATTATACAAAGAACCGTGCAGGAGGA